CAGGTATACTCCTTGAAGGTTGCTATCTCGCCATCGCTGGCTTCAACTCCCAACGCTTTCAAGGTCTTCATCTCGTCCTGGGGGGTAACCGTCAGGTTTCTTTCTTTGATCATCTCACGGACGGCATTCGCACTAAAACCGTCTTCGCCGTATGTTCTCATGCTCATCTCTCTGTCCTGAAAATTGGAAGTCGAGCAAGATTCAGCAAATTCCAAGTACTTTTCTGAAACACTTGGCAAAATGCCGGCAAAGTCGGCTGCGCGTGCCAACGCGGAAGCAGCGGCCAATGTGTTGACCACCTTCCTGTTTACGTCCTTTGCAGCTTGGATGCCAACGGATGACACACTGACGCCTGAATTGGCGAGAGCACGAGGCAATTCCGGACATCGAAACTCGTTAATCTCACCCCCAGTGCATCCAATGTGCCAGCCGCAAAACGTGGCGCGCGTGTCGCAGAACACAATCTTCATGTTAAATCCTGCGGCACTCCAGAACGCTAGAAACTTTTCTGACAACTCATCATCTTTGAGCATTGGCGGCTTCAATGTGCACAGCGAGTCATCTCCCTCGAAGCACCCATTCCACCACCGCATTATGCCAGCCAAGTCACGTCCTGTTCGGACACTTGGGTCCAGGAAGCGCTCAGGCTCCTGGAATATGCTGCAAACCCACATGATGAAATTCATCCACCAGTTTAAGCACGATGTGCCCCGGTGGCCTGAACGTCTAATCGCATCAATCGTCGCGGTCATCGTCTCAAACTTGTTTTGGAAAAACAGCCTCAATTTCTTCTTTTCACATGTGGCTTGATGTTCCTCCATCCATCCTTGTGGCATGACTCCGAATTCCCCAAGCACCTCCGTGATGTGCTTGAGTATCGGGTTCTCGACCAATGACCTGATCAACACGTTGCATGTGGTGTCCCACGCTGAGCCGTCTCCTTCTATGGCCCGCGCACCTGCTTTCTTCAGGTTTTTCACAGCACGCCCAATTGCGCCATGCTTTGCGCAGTGTTTGATGCTCTTTTCTTCAAAATGATCGAAGAGTAAATCCTCGAAGCACCGCACCACTGCCAAAGCCATCAACTGGCCATCATCGCCATCGGCGATTAACATGCGCGGAGCTTTCCCCTCCGGCATGCATTCATATTTAATGTCGGCCTTCAAATTGAACTTCGGTCGCTCCTTGCTCCATAAATTTTCAAGAGACGACTTGAAGCGCTGATTGCTCCATTTCCCGGACCTTATGGCCTCTAGGTCGAAATTCGCAATTGCCCAATCTTGGATCTTCTGCTTTGAAAAGAGACCTCTTTTGTCGTGATTGGACATGGCCTGACTGATGACCTTGCCGATGCGTTTCTTCTCAGCCGCGCTGAGATTCGGCACCTTTGCTTTCTTGATCAATCGCTCGTTGATCGCGGCTTTCAAATTGTCAGCTGTCTTGGCATACACATTTGGCTTGAGTTGGCATGGGCCTACCATCACGCCCACTATCGGCATGTGATCGACCGGCGCCTCCTTGTCGTAGTGCTGCCCAACGACGGCGACAACACCATCACCCGACTCATCGGTCAATGAGCGTGTAATGGTTCTCCCATCATCAGATGCTTCTGCCGCGTTTGCTGCATCGTCTGGCGTTGCGGGACAATCCATCTTCGGGGGCCCTTGATTTTCATCTGGCGGCGGTGGTGGTGCTGATGGGGTCAAATCTGGCCCACCTGGCGTACCTCCGCTCGCAGTCACATCCCCCGGTTTCTTATCCTCACCGCCGGCTCCTTTTCCATCGCCTCCGTCACTGCCTCCTCCTCCACTGGGGCCGCTCCCACCGGTCGCACTTGGGGCTCCATCCTCCCAAAAGTACAACCTACGCAATGTGGGCGACAATGTACTCGACCAACACATACACCATCTTGAAACCTCACTTCGTGTGATGTATTCCAAGGCGGCGACCACTCCAACGTGGCGCATCGCAACATGGTCCGTGCTTCCTGTTGGCCAGAGTATTTGAGCAACGTTCTGCAGTCCAGCCATAAACTGGCACTGTTTTGTCTGATTGCTCAACCCGTGGTAAATTGTGCGCGCCAACTTGGAGTATTCTTCTTCGGAATATCTAACCTTGAACTCCATGTTTCTTGAGCAACACAATGCACCCTTCGTCTCATAGACCGTGATTTCCCAGTGGCCTTTTCGTTTGGCAGCAGCGTGCAACAGATAAGGAGCGATGCTCGCGAATCTGAAATCGCTCTTCCCTTGGCGGGGCGCCAACATCGCTATTGGCTAAGACCTGACGCAGTCCTCCACGTGACAAGTAGCAGCTTCCACAAGTGAAAGCCCGAGGTAGTCAATCCCCTCGCATTACCGTATCCTGCCTCAAGCGGGGTTCGCTTG